GTCAACATCAACAACTAAGCCATTACTGCCTGTTCCTGCGTCAATACAAACTTTACCAACATCAATTTGGCTAGTGGTACCAACCAGCAAGTTGCCGCTAGCATCAATGCGCATGTACTCAGTAGAGCCACCTTTGTTTCTAAAGATTTGCGTATTTGCATCTTTATACAAAGAATCGTTAAAGTTATAAATGTCAGCGTATTCTGCCGCCGCATTTGTTTGTAAGCGTATGTAACCACCAGCAGAAGCATGACTGCTTTGTACGTGTAAAACTTTGTAGTTAGAAACGGCAGTTGGTGATGTGCCGATACCTACGTTGCCGCTGGAATCGATGCGCATGCGTTCAGAGCCAGAACCATAAAAAATATAATCTGTCGCATCAAAATCAATGCCTGTATAAGCAGACGCTGAACGGTTATAGTTTATTAATAAATTTCTTGTGCCTGAGTAACTTGGACTTATCTCTAATCCGCCTGCTCCTGCATTTGAAACGCTAAGCTTTGAAGACGGACTGCTAGTACCGATACCCAACGACTCCGCAGAAGCATCCCAGAACAAAGACTGACTTGTGCCAGCCGAATTGTAGAAACTAATGTCGCCGTTAACATCAAACAAAGCTGTCTTTGTTGCACTACTGCCTCGTGCGATAAGTGTTGCATCAACGCCACCAGTAGCTCCAGAATCATTTGTGTCAGATACAAGAACTATGCCATTGCCGTTTTTAAACTCAAAAGCATTTCCAAAAATAGTGTCTCCAGTTGTAATAACACCAGAAAATCCAGCAGATGTTGGAATGCTAATTTGGTCGCCTTCTGAGCCTAACGTCAAACCATCAGCAGTCACTGTGCCAGACACGTCAAGACCACCTGAGTCTAAAGACATTCTTGCGCCAGCGGCGGCTCTAAATGTCATTGTGTCATCTGAGTTTGTGTACGATACAGAGCCAGCGTCAGTATCAGTGTCACCCAAGCGTAGCTCAGATTCTCCAGTAGCTGACGATGTAACGTAAACAGCAGAAAAAGAAGAAGATGTATCGCCAACTACAACTGAATCAGCAGTCACTGTCCCCGTTACGTCGATGCCTGTGGAGGTTATAGCCCCAGTAGTAATGCTAGTAGGATTAGTGCCTACTTCGATAACAGTGCCGCTTGCGTTTTCTGTATACAGGCGCTTGTTAGTCAGATCTAATGCGGGTTCACCTTGAACAAGATCACCACCCGCAGGAGCGCCAGAGCCGTTCTTAAGTTTAATCGTGGTCATTAATAAGTTCCCCCGTCAATCGTTGACAGTGTAGTTGCAATGGATGTTGTACCAGAGCCTGTAACAGCTCCTGTAAGGGTAATCGTTTGGTTGCCAGTTAGATAGCCAACACTAGCATGGTTGCCCCAGCCGTGTGCCGTATCAGCCTTAGTACCTTGTGCCGCAGTAGCGTAGTCAGCAGAGCTAAAGGCTTTAACCTGTGCAAGGTTAGTAACCTCTGAGTCCATTAATGCGCCAGCCGCTGTTACGTTAGCTGTATCAGTTACGTCCGCACTGGCCTCAATACCATTTAGTTTTGTGTGGTCTGCATCGGTAAAAACATTAGAGTCTGTTGCGGCTTCTACTGCGGCTCTAATCTCAGCATTGGTTTGGTCGCCTGTAGCACCTGTTTCTATACCGTCTAGTTTACTGTGGTCTGCGTCAGTAAAGACGTTAGAGTCAGTAGCAGAGTCAACCAGTGTGCGTATCTCTGCGGCTGTTTGGTCTGCTGTAGCACTAGCTTCAATGCCATCTAGCTTGGCGCCATCTGTTGCTACGTCACGGCCATCAACAGTACCTGTAAGTACTACGTTACCTGTGATGTTGACGTTACCTGTACCCGTAATGTCGTTGCTGTTTAGGTCTAAGTCACCGCCTAGCTGTGGTGTAGAATCGTTAACAAGATTAGGATTAATTGAATCCCAGTTAGTTCCGTCGTAAATTCTTGTACTATTGTCAGTAGTATTAAAGTACCAGTCACCTACAGTTACTGCGTTGCCGTTAAGATCAACAGTAGGGTTAGAAGACAACGCACCTAAATATAAACCATCAATAGCTTCTTGAGCAGCCTCAGCAGCCGTCTGAGCAGCCTCTGCAGCCGTTTGTGCAGTTTGTGCTGCAGTAGCACTAGTAGCTGCGTTTGTGGCTGAAGTGGACGCTGAGGAGGCGCTAGAGGCAGCGTTAGTTGCTGACGTAGAAGCGTTGCTCTCAGAAGTTGCTGCATTGCTTGCACTAGTTGATGCTGCGCTTGCCTGCGTTGTAGCAGTCGTAGCAGATCCTGATGCAGACGTAGCAGAACTGGCTGCATTAGTAGCACTGGTTGCTGCGTTACTAGCCGACGTTGCTGCGTTAGTTTCTGATGTAGACGCATTCGTTTCAGAAGTTGCTGCGTTAGTTGCGCTAGTAGAAGCATTGCTTTCACTGGTAGCAGCATTGCTGGCTGATGTTGATGCTGCACTAGCCTGAGTCGTAGCCGTTGTAGCTTGAGCTGTGGCTGTTGTAGCTGATCCAGCAGCACTGGTTGCACTAGACGCAGCCGCCGTAGCAGAAGCAGCAGCGTTAGTCTCTGCGGTCTCTGCATTAGTCTCTGCAGTTTCAGCATTAGTTTTTGCTGTCTCTGCTGCTGTCTGAGCTGTTTCTGCTGCGGTCTTAGCTGTCTCTGCCGCTGTCTTAGCTGTCTCTGCCGCAGTTTGCGCTGTTTGTGCTGCAGATGCTGCGTTAGACGCTGTTGTTGCATCAGCCGCTACAGAGGCTTCAGAGACTGCTGCGTTACTAGCAGAAGTTGCCGCTGCTGCTGCAGAAACACTAGCTTCGTTTGCTTTAGTAGTGGCAGTCTGTGCACTGGTAGCTACTTCTGAAGCGTAAGCATCTGTGCTCGCATCACCAGAACCGCCTGTTCCACGAAAAAGAGGCATCAACTACTCCTACTAAAGAAAAGGAAAAGGGGCCATTGCTGACCCCCTAATGGTCTTACTCGTCGCAAACTGCGAGGATGAATCCTGCTTCTGGACGGTATACTTCAACACCGTACAGAGTGTCTGCAGTATACAGAGTAGAGAGGTACTCTTGCTTGTACTGAGTCTGCGAACGTACAGCCATCTGCTCTGCCATAACAAGAGCGTCAGCGTGGAAGAACAAACAACCACGAACGTCAGAAGTAGAAGCACTGTTTTGAGCAGCTGCTTCGATTACTGGAGCGTTGCTTGAGACGTAAATGTCTACACCGTAAAGGTTACCGATAAGACCTGACTCAACACCACGACCACCAACAAAGTCAGAAGACACGTATCGGTCGATACCCATCAGAGACTTACGTACAGCAGGTGGTACTACAACACAACGACCTTCCATAGGTACGTCAGCGTCGTCCATCAGCTTGATAGCTTCACGGAAACCAAGGTCAGTAAAGTTGTCGCCTGAAGTTACAGTGTCAGCAGCATAAGCAGCAAGACCGGCAGCGGCATTGAAGTAATAGCTGTTGCTGTTAACCCAGTTAGCACCAGTGTTAGCTGGAGTCTGAGTACGAGTACCATCACCAAAGCCAGTAGCAGCATTGATAAGATCAGTGTCTACCTTAAGAGCCAACTGATAACCAGCGTCTTCAGTGTAGAACTGACGGAGGCTGTTAAGCGCCTGTACTTCTACAATGTCTTCGATAAGACGTGAGTACTCGAAGTGACGATCAACAGTGACAGTCAACTCTGACTCAAGGTTTGCTTGGATTGTTACTGCTGTGGACTCATCCTTAGCAGAAGCTGCACCACGAGTAGGCTTAGGAATGTGGATTACATCACCTTTCTTGCCAGCCATTTGAATGCGCTTAACAAGAGGAGCCATCTTAAGGTTCTTTTGATATGCAGCAATTACCTCATCACTCCAAATTTCTGGAATGAAAGTACCTGCTGCTGTTTTGTCTACCACAGCGTTTGCTGTGAAGTAAGTTCCGGAAGTTTCGCCAGCCATGATTAATCTCCTTTAGATTACTTGACCCGACCCTCCGCGTAAGCTGTCAATATTTCGTTTGACAGTGCTTGATAACGCTCAGGGTCTGTTTTCATTAGTTTAATAATGTCGGACCTGCGATATACTTTTTTACGTGTTCCTGCACTACTGCCTCGTGCGTTACCTGTATTAGCTGCCTTAAGTGTTTGCTTACGTGCCTGTTTTTCAACATTGGCAGTTTGCTGTGCAACTGTTTTACGTTCTTTCCAGAGTGAAAACAATTCGTCAGCAGAGTCAGCATCATACTGTTGGTCAGCCGCTACAAACAACTGAGTCCTAATCTTAGATGCCTTAATCCATTCAGCAAACTTAGGATCATTAAGAATTGTCTGCATGTCTGGATGTTTAGCTTGAAGCGTTGCAAGTGACGACTGCTTTTTGTACTGCTCAGTGTATTGCTCTGCTTCTCTAATTTTAGGATGGTTCTCAATAGCACGATTAACGGCTGCTTGAGGATCTGTAAAATAGTCAATATCGTCTTCAGGCTCAACGTGTTGCTGTTGAGGTGCTTGCTGTGTTTGAGTACTAATGTAATCATCCACAACTTTACGAAGCTCTCCCACTTCAGAAGATTGACGACCTAAAAGCTTTTCAGCCTCTTGGTGCATCTGTACAACTTCTTCTAACGACTTACCTTGGTACTTATCTGGTAAGCTTGGTTCTTGGGCTTGAGGTTGCTCAACTTCTACTTCTTGTTGAATCTCATTAACTTCGTTTTGCTCGATTTGATCAGCGTTTCCTTCTTCAGGGGCTTGATCTATAATCGTTGCTCTAGACATAATTAAACTCCGTGATCGTTATCATTATGGAGATGTTATTGTTTACCTGCTTTTTCGTGTTCCCTAACCCATTTCATATGCGCTCCGGGGAATGAACCATCGGAACCATTAAGGTGGAAAGACGGGGCAGATACCATTTTTGTAGCGTTGGCGCCGCAACCGCACCTACTGGTTGTAGTACCATCCTTTACAAATTCTTCAAAGACGTGTCCGTTAGTACAACGAAAGTCATATACTTTATACATCTACGGGTTCTTCAGCCTCTGCTTCTGCTTGATCACGAGCAGCTTCAATAGTACCTTGTAGATTGATAACAGTTGCAAAAGCAGCTACTTGACCTTTACGATAATATAAATCTTCTTGGTCTTTTACTGTTTGAATATCAGCTAACTGCGTTGCGTTGTTGGAAAGTTCGCTAACGAGTTGTTTGAAACCTTCATGATTAAACAATTCATTGTAATTGTTAAAGTATGTTTCAAGCTCGGGTGTCATAGTTTCCTCTAAAGTTTACTGTATAGTTATATTATACCATACATTTTGTTAAATGTCAAGACTTTTTTGTAGACTTTCTTCTACGACCTGACGCTGTTACTGCGTGTTTAATTTTAGCCGGTCCTGTTTTGCGTTTAGCAGAAGATTTTTTTTCTGCTGCGGTCATCTTAGCTGCAACCGCTTTAGGTCTACAAGAAGGGTAAGGACGTTTACTCTTGGTAGCTGACTTACGACCACAAGGCTTACCCGTTTTAACGTCCACCCAATCCTCTTTAAACCATTTAGTAAGACCGCCTTTGGTTTTACTCATAGGTTCCACCACGCTTTTTATACTCTTTAGTCAACCAACCTGAAGCATACGCACTAGGCCAAACTTTGTATTTCTTTTTAGCTTCTGCTTTGACTCGTGAGTAAAGAGCTTTGTTTTTAGGTTTAGGACTACTTTTTGCGCGAGCCATAACTAACCTTCTTTCCTGTTTTTTTGGCGGCTGCTTTAGCTTTTTTCTTACCTGCTGCTGTGTATGCGTACTTTTTTCCGTTTACCATTGGCATAGTAATCTCCTTACCATTTTGATTTATTTGCCCAAAAAGCCGCAGACATTTTGCCTTTAGCTATGTTCTTTGCGTGACGTGCCTTAAAAGATTTACGTCTTGCTTTTTCTTTAGCAGTAGTAGGGTTTTTACCTGCACCACTAACGCCTTGTTGTCCGTACCTAATAGTCTTGACTTTGTCACCTTCTTTAGCAACAACTACATGAGACTTAGTTGGATGATTAGGCGTCCGTTTTGGTTTGTTGAACCCGCTTACGCCCGCTCGTGCTAGTCTTGGGTCTTTCTTTGCTGGCATTAGATAATTCCTCCACCTTGGTTTCCAGTTGGCTCACTTGGCTCTCTAGGACTTTGAGGCGCTGGAACGTTCCTTGGAAGTGGTTGTTGACTTGGTCTAGCAGCGTTTGCATTTCTTTCTGCGTTATTAGCATTTGTTTTACCTTGTAGTGCTTTTTCTTTGAGGAGAGTATCAGCCACTTTCATACGGCGTTCAAACTCTTTATCTTCAGCGTCACCTTCACGTAGGTTACGAGTAACAGCGTTGATCTTATCAATTTCAAGTTCTTGAGGTACTGCTTGAGCCTCTGCAGCCAACTTAGTAGCTCTTGCTTGTGACTCCTGAGCTTGAGCAGACAGTGCTGCAGTTTGTGATTGCTGGAACTGCATCTGCAATTGTTGTGCTTGCATTTGCATTTGTTGTGCTTGAGGGTTAGGTTGTGAAGCTTGAGCTAAGGCTGCAAGAAGTTCTTCACGGTTAGACAAGTTCATATTGTCAACAACAGATTGAATAAGCGTGTTGTACAATGGTGAGTCTTTACCCATAGTTTGTAAAAGCTGTACAAGCTGAGTAACTTCGTACTCACGCGCAATAATACCTAACGTACTGCTCGCGTTAAACTTATAGTCCGCAACAGGGTAGTTTTCAGGATCAAACTGCATGTAACGGTATGCAGCTTTCTTAACAAAAGGAATAAGGAAAGACTGCTGGAAGTTAATTAGTGTGCGTTTATGGCGTTTAATAATAGCGCCAAGAGACATACTAATGCCAGCGGCAGTACTCTCGCCATTAACTTGACCTGCAATTCCTGCTGAGTCCACTGCTCCTGTTGCTTGCTGTACCATCTGCTGCAGTGCTCCGGCTTGAGCAAAAGTGATTTGATTGACTTGACCAAAGTTAAACGGTTGAAGTACTTCACGGGGGTCTCCGTTGGTTAAGATCATCTTACCGGGACGTACTTCTGGTTTAGCACCACGGGGTAGACGTGTGGCGTCAATAGCCATCATTGGGTGGATTGTAAGACTTAGTGCGTCAATACGAGCACGTAGCTCAGTGTCAAGTGCTTTCTGACTGTTATAACCTTTTTCACATACGCCACGACCCCAGAAACGTCCGGGTACTACATCCCAAGGAAACGCAACAACAGGACGATCTGTCATCATGTAAGGATTAGCTTCAGCTTTAAGAAGTATGCCGCCGTTAGCAATCACTACAACGGCTTCTACGTACTTTGATTCAGACCCTTCATCTTCTACCAGTTCTTCTTCATCGTCGCTTGTAGCGGCATTCAGAAGCTCTCGTGGGACAAGACCATAGTACTTAGTCAAACGAACTTTATCGTCGTTGTAAATTGTAATGTCTTGATCAGGTTCTAAATCAGTATCAGGAGCAGCAGGACCAACGTATACATCACGGTACACTCCTTGTTCTTGTAGAAGTTCTACTTGGTGCATACTGACAAACTCATCAACAGCCACACCTAATGCGTCTTCAACAGACGTTGCTACAGGATCAATCAAAAAGTTTTGAGGTAGTACAGGTTTAAGTTTAACTACAACACGATCAGTAATGTTAACGCCTACAGCTTGTAAGTCTCCACCCATAATAGGTTGGGTAGCAGGAGCCATCTCTTTCATTTCTTCAATGACTATTTCACCAACGCCTGTACCAAAGACTGCTGAGTTAATCAAGCACTCTGCTACGGCTTTACGTACCATGCAGTTTTCAAAGTCTTCAGTAAGCTTGTTGCGAAGGAACTGTACGTCTTGCTTTTCAGTATCGCCCATGTTATCGCTAACATCAAACCACTTACCACGACCAAACGTAGCCTCTTCTAGTTCCGCTACATTAGACTCAACTGCTTGTTGAAGTGCAGGAGAAATAATACGGGAACGCTCAGACCGACGCTCACTGTCAGCAGGATCCCATTGACCACGCCATAATCTATAGTATTCTTCAAATTTGTTTTCATAGTTACTTTCGTAGTAATCCCTCCAATCTTCACATTTATTTATAACCCAATCCTCTAAAGCTTCTTGGATCATTAAGGGGTCTTGTTCGTAAAAGTCATTCATATTTCTGCATCTCCTGCGGAGGCTAGTATCCTGCTACTACATCTAAGATTTGATGATCTTCTATTTCGTAGTCGTAGTTATAAGCTACATTTGCTACTTGATCTATGTACGCTAAAGCATCAATTAAATCATCGTGGGTTAACGGATCAGGAAACTGAAAGAGCTGATCTAAAAATCTACTGTTCCACTCACCTTTGTTTAGCGTTATGTATCCATTCTCAAACCGTCCTTGCAACGCCCACATAACACGATCTGTCTTCTTTTTATTTCCGTGAGTAAGTTCTTCTACTCTAAAAAACATTCCGTATCGTTTTTGCATGTCCATCAAAGGAGACATTACAGCCTGTTTAGCAATACCTCTTTCGATTCCAACCGACACGGGACGGTAATCTCTAACGGCCTGAAATATCTTAGCTGCTGTTTCGTCAAGTGTCCATCGACCGTATATGATATTGTCAACATACCAACCATGCTCACTGACCTTAACCACGGCAATCGCTGTCTCGTCAAGCTTAGAACTTTTTGTCTTCTTTTTGTTAACTTCTTCAAAGCCAGCCAAGTCAACGGCAATGTAATAATCTCCTACTTCGGGTTTTTCTTCACTAAAGTTAACCCAATCTTCCTTAAACATTTCTGACCCACGAGCTTCAAACGACGCCATAAATTCTTGACGGAACGCATAGCTCGACATGCTTCTCTTCGCAATATCAATTTCTGACGGATCCAATAAAGGATTATCGTAAGATGTAAAATGCCAAGCCTTGTACGTAGGGTCATCATCTAGCTCCGCATATTTGTAAAGTTCGTAAAAGTGGTTCCTTCCCATTGGCGTACCAATGAACATCGCACATCCTTTTTGATCCGCAAGTGCAGGTCTCAAGATTTGCTCAAACACCTCTGGCTTCATGTCAGCGTATTCGTCCATGACTAGAAACTTAAGGCTGACACCTCGCATTGTCTCTGGTCTGTCGGCACCTTTGAGGCTGATAGTAGCACCGTTGACAAGCTTAATTTGAAGATTATTAATATGGCTGTTACTGATAACAGGGTGGCCCAGTTCAAGCAAGGTTTGCCACATAATGTCTCTGGCTTGTCCCTGAGTAGGTGCGACGTAAAATACATGGCCTTTATCCGCCTGTAGTGCGTTAACAATTAACATCCACGCAGCTAACCTAGACTTACCTGTACGTCGCCCAGCAGCTACTATTTTAAATCTTGTTTCATCTGCCCAAACATCTTGCTGCCAAGGCAGTAGTTCTATATTAAGATCCATTAAAGTTATTAAACACCGCTGGTGCTTCTAACAAATCAAATGTAACAACTACCTCTACGTTGCCTGCACTACCACTAGACGCTTTAATAATGTCTCCCGGCTGTAAAACAAACACGGCATTACCGTCAATCAACAGGTTTTCCTTCGAGGATATGTTAGTACCGTTGTAGATATACACATCTGTTGTGGGGCTAGGCTTATCTACAAACAACGTAACGTCATTGGTGGAGTTATGTAGATTAGCTATGAATGCCATGTTCCAGTGAGCCACGTAACCAGCAGGTATTTCTACAATTGTTTGCGTAGAAGTATCTGTTAGGTTTTTGTTCTTTGTGTATAACATTAGTAAGTCCACATAACAGGCGTTGTACCACGCGTATCAACGTGTACAAAGTCAGAAGCAATTCCTATTCCTGTAAATCCTAAACGAATAGCATGCGTTACAATCTTAAGGCGAAACACGGCGTTTGTTATTCTTATATCCGCCGCGATGCCCTGCGCGTGAGTGCCGGGTACGTCTTTCTCAGCCTCTATCGGATGCTCAGTAGGGTGTCGATACCCACTGGTAATCTGGAAAGGAAAACCACACGCCTCACGTAACTCATCCATCTTCTCTAAAAAGTCTCGCTCCATGTTATTGGTGCCAGTGACTTGACAGTTAAACTCTGAAGGATCAAAATGTTTAAGATTCATCGACTACTTCGCCTTCTATAATGTCGCTAGACGTAGCAACTGTTGTAGGTTCACTTACATCTACTGTACCAACACCACTAATGTTAATCTGAATGGCGTTACGTCCACCATCCTTAACAATATCCTTCTCAAACGCTGCAACGGGCAGTATCCTGTCCATAACAAGCTTCCACGCTGCTGCTTGATTCTTATGATCATGGTCAAGAGCTGCGTCAAAGATAGTGTCTAACACCTTTCGGGACTTTGGAGACGCTAACATACGTGCTTTGTATTCGTTAATGACGGCAGCGTCACCCTTCGGGCGACCAACAGCGTTGCGATTACCTTTTTTTACTGTTGTAACGTCACTTTTACGCGGTCTTCCACGCTTTCGGCGAGGAGGATTATCAACATCTGACATACATACCTCTTATAAGACTCTTTAAAGTCTCGTTACCGTGCTTATATGACATACATTTAATAATTATCATATAAAATTTATCTTACTCAGCGCGGTAAAGAATCTTTAAAGACATAATATACTATTTATTGTACCATACTTTTAGGGATTTGTCAAGCATTATTTTTAACAAGACTGTATTGTCCTTTAAACTGTACCAGCACGGTCCAGATTCTGAACCGATCATGTTATTGATTTATATATTGTTTCTTGTTAGATAACTAGGGGTTATTTTAGGGTCTAATTTGACTCTTTTTTGTGTCTAGGTGGGTACATATATAATTTACACAGACACAGCCCCTCCCCCGCCCCAGATCTGTACAGACAAACATAAAGGTATCTTTATATGCGCATATGTAGATCTTCAAAGGTGAGGTGTGAGAGTCTATGTGGGACCCTATAGACACACCATAGCCACACCATAGACACTGTACGCATAAACAGTATTGACTCTATGTTGTCACCATGTTAGACGCGCGCAGGCGATCTTTTATACGTGAGCAGTTCAGGCATTATTCATCTCGTGAATGGTTTTCGAAAACAATATTTAAAATCAATATTAGACATACTCAAAACCTTCGCCTAAAGTTACTCACATCAACAACGCAACGGAGATACACCACATGACATACGACGAAGCAATGGAAGGATACGACGTATCAGCAAAGCAAGCCAAGGCGGAGGTGTTAGCGCATGGCGTAGACTGGGCTGAGTTTGTAGAGGAAGTAGGAAGCAAATCAGTTTATAAATCAAACGAAGTTTTAGAATGGTTAGGATACTAAGGAGAAATAACGATGAACTACGGAGATTACTTAAACGAAGCGAGAGCAATCGCAAAAGAAATTAAATGGAGTTGTGAAAAGTTTGACGAGGAAAGCTACGATCTGATTCACCAATACGCAGACGGACGGCGAGAGGTTATCTATTACTCACATGCTTGGGATTTTGTTAACTACATCCGCCAGTGGGACTGGGACAGATACGAGCGAGCAAGCGAAGCCGCGTTGGACTTGAACGGTAAGCCGCTATCAGTTGACACGTTGATGTGTCAGATCGCCTATCACATTTGGGTTGAGTTTATTGAGGAAGCAGTACAGGAAGCGGAGGAAGTAGCGGCATGATACATACAAGCGACAGTTTACGTTCACAAGATGGTGACTTTGAGAATTATCATTATCAGCTCGAGGACGGGGAGCAATACAGGCTCACAGATACGGAACTAGGGTGGCTCAAGTTTGTCTCAGGACGTTACGCAATAGCAGACCACATACGAGAAAACCTAGTCGATGACGTGTACACGGTAGACTTGCACGGTATGAGCGAAGCACTCGAAGATGACGGGATGTTCCCAAAAGCTGTTTGTCTGTCAGACGACACGGTATTACAATCAATATTTTTCTATAGCGCATATGAGGTGGCATAATGGATAACGAAACATTCGGTTACACGATTATAGATAGAGACGGCGGCGATCTTTACACATCGGAGAATGACTATTACAGCTACACGGAAGCTTACAAGGCTGGACAGTTATCACTTGGTGACATGAACGGCGGCAGCTTAGAGGTGTGGCTTTGGTGTAAAAGCTTAGACGACGTGAAACAAACATGGGAGGCGTGATAATGAACCCTACACTACTTGACATTGCAATTTTGTTTAGCTTCGTGCCGGTATGGGCTGGCCTTTGCTGGGCTTATGAGAGCTGGAATGATCCACGCAACCGACGACGACGCAAGCGCAACGCACGTTACAAGAGACGCATGAAAGAATTAAACAAACAAGGGAGGTTGATGCGATGAAGATCACAACGGCTAAACGGTACTACAAATACGTGACAGACTTTGGCAATAACGGACTCGTTATCGAGACGGACAGACACTTGATCGACTTGTACTTCACTGGTACCTTTAGATTGTCCACGGCATACGTACCGGCAGACGAATACAGCGGAGCTAGTTACATTGCATGGATAGGGTGGTTACATATCGAAGTGACAGGACAGGCAACACTTGAGGCATAGATGGCAGACAAACGGAAGTACCACGGCAGCCCAGCAGATTATCACATGACGCAGGAAGAAGTAGCGAAGGCGTTAGGACTGCACCGCATAACAGTGCAGAAGATTGAGCGGGACGCATTGAAGAAACTTAAAGAGATGGGAAAGCTACAGCGTTTCATAGACGCGAAGGAGTGAGACATGACATATCAAAAGTTAATCGAAACATTGTTACGCATGGATGATCGTTACTTGAAACAAGAGGTTTGTTACAGTAGAGGTGAGGATGACTTGCAGCTTATCAACGCAGTGAAGATAACACACTTTACCTACCGCGTAGACGATGCGAGCATGCCTGAAGAAGGCCACTTTGTTTTAACGTTTGATTAGGAGAGAGACATGATTGGTGTTAATACAATATATGTAGTTGAGTTATACGACGATGTATGGTCGCAGGTGTTTACAACGGACGACGTAGGCGAAGCGAAGTACTACGTGCAAACAAAGCGGGACAATGGTAAACGATACAGAATTGTCAAGCATACAAGTGAGGTTTTATGAAGGGTGAATGTAATCTATTTGACGTAGAAATACTGGTTGACATTACCGTAGAGTTTACCAGCGAGGATGGTTTGATCGTCCTCGACTCTGTCAAGTGGTACGGTGTCGAGCTGGTTGAGATGATTGATCAACACGTCTACGATAAAATTGTTGAACACATTGTTGACGAAGAACTGTGAGCTGTGTTTATAATCTATACAGAAAGCAGAAAAGTTTAATTTAAAAATATTATCTTATAAGGTATTTAACCTATGAGTATCTCTAAAGAACAGAAAGTAAGTGAGCTTGTTGAACGACAGCTTGAGACGTTGACTCTCATTGAAGCTATGAACATCGCAGGTGGTTTCTTTACTGACTTGTTAGAAGCAATGAACGACGAAGAAGTTGACGAGCTTTACACTGACATGGGGGCAGGACGTTATGGCATTCACTGAGACGCACCAACCGTGTTCAGATTGCGGTAGCAGTGATGCGTTATCGTACAACGAGGACGGCTCTAGTTATTGTTTTAACTGTAGCAAGTACACCAAAGCCGCAACGAGGGATAACGTGAGAGAGCTAGGATCTATCAGCGATGCGCCAAAGCCATCGTTCAGTCAGACAGAACATCGGTTAATCACAGCGGAGTACCGTACGATTACTGACCGTCTCATTACAGGAACGACGGCGAAGAAGTACGCAGCACTCAAGCAAGGTGAAGTTACAACATTCGGTTACTACAACCCTGACGATCCAACAAAGCCGATAGCTGCTAAGGTTCGTAACCCTGACAAGCGGTTCAGTATCGTTGGAGATTGGAAGAACGCAGGAATGTATGGCCAACACTTGTTCCCTGAAGGTGGTAAGTATGTGACTATCGTTGAAGGTGAGTATGATGCGTTAGCGGCTCACCAAATGACAGGTAGTAAGTATCCCGTTGTCAGTGTCCGTAACGGTGCAACGTCGGCGGCAAAGGACTGTCGCCTTTTTTATGATTGGTTGAACAGCTTCGAGAACATTGTTATTTGTTTCGATGCTGACGAGCCGGGACAGAAGGCAGCGAAGGAGTGTGCTGATCTGTTCGGTAACAAGGCGAGGATTGTTAAGCACGTCAACGGCTACAAGGATGCGTGTGATTATCTTGTTAACAATCAGGCGGAGATGTACACCAAAGTGTTCTGGTCTGCCCAGCCTTACACACCTGAAGGTATCGTTGGTGCTGGTGAGCTACGTGATTTGATTAAGAAGCCACTCACCAAGGCAGAGGTACAGTACCCATTCGAGGGACTGAACAAACACCTCTACGGTATACGCACGGCGGAGCTGGTGACGATCTGTGCTGGCTCTGGACTAGGTAAGTCTACTCTCCTACGTGAGATTGTTAGCTCCATCATGGCGCAGTCTGAAGACAACCTTGGTCTGATGTTTCTTGAAGAGACACCTGAGCGTACCATGCGTGGGCTTGTCGGTCTTGAACTGAACAAGCCTATCCACTTACCTGACTGTGAGTACGACGACCAAGACATTGACCTTGTGTACGATACGATGGACTATGAGAACCGTGTCTATCTGTGGGAACACTTCGGTAGTAACGAGATAGAAAACGTACTGGGCCGTATGAGATACTTCGTCAAGGTACTAGGCGTACGTTATATCGTACTCGATCACGTTTCTATCCTTGTCTCTGACCAGAGCAACGGTGATGAACGACGTGCCTTGGACATGATCATGACTAAGCTGCGTACGTTCGTACAGGAGATGGGTATTTGTATGTTCCTTGTGAGCCACCTACGACGCCCTGAAGGGAAGCAGTTGGAGGATGGTGCTGTCACTAGCCTTGGTATGTTACGTGGCTCTGCGTCGATTGCACAGCTCTCTGATGCGGTCATTGGTGCTGAACGTAACAGCCAGAGTGACGACGCTGTTGTCAGAAACACGACCGTGCTGCGTGTGTTGAAGAATAGGTACACTGGCAAGACAGGTAAGGCGTGTGAGGTGTTCTACAACGAAGCTACTGGACGATTAACACAGCGTGAGGAGAAGGACAGTGCTATCTTATAAGTTAGGTAAGAATGAGCAGAAGGTTTGTGAGTCTATCGCTCGTATGCGTTACGAGAATGCTAGAGAGAAAGGCTTTGGTAAATCAGACATACTAGAAGTTACGTCGTACAAGAGCATTGATGTTGATGGCGTTGCTTCTGAGATGGCAGCAGCAAAGATACTCAATGTGTACTACGATATTGAGACAGACTTTCAAGCAAGCGAACTACCTACACATGACTTGATATGTAAAGGTAAGACTGTCGATGTGAAGACCACCAAGTACAGAACAGGCAGACTTATTGTTATGCCTCACAAGAAGAACGACCAGTGTGATTTGTATTTGTTAGTGGTGGGTAGCTTTCCTGAATATAGTGTAGTAGGTTATGCTACTTACGATGAGATAGTGCAAGAGGAAAACTGGGGCGATCCTTTTGGTAGAAACAAACCAGCCTACTTTTTAGATCAGTACAAGCTGACGCCGGTAGAGGAACTTATTGAATGAGATGTATAGCGTGTGACGTAGAGCTAACAGACTACGAAGCTACAAGACGATTCGCTGTTAGCCAAGAGTTTGTAGACTTGTGCAACAAATGTTTCGCTGTTAGTTTAGATGACGGAGATGTGATTGACCGTGCTGATCTACGAACACTCGCAGACATAGAGGAGATGATACACCATGAGCAAGATTGGGACTTGGATATTGGAACAGGAACAGTTGATGGAGACTTACCAGAAGTTTAACCATAAGACTGAACGTAACGAACTAAATGAGACATACGATGAATACCTGTTACTTGGATATAGAAACTACTTTGGATCACTCAACGATCTGGTGTGCCGTTACGAAGGTGAAGAACAGCACCCAAGTACATACGACACCAGAGTCTTTGAAGAAGGTGTTGCATGAAGCGGAACAAGTTATCGGACATAATCTCATTGGATTTGATTGCCGTGTTCTCGATAGTGTTTGGGACGTACGCATTCCTAGGCATCTTGTTGTGGATACTTTATACCTCTCCAGACTCTACAATCCAAGCCAAGAAGGGGGACATTCACTGCGTAACTGGGGAACAATCCTTGGAGGAACAGGCAAGCTCGACTTTACAGACTACGACGGTGGACTAACAGACGAAATGATCGAGTACTGTATCGCTGACGTTGAACTGACTGAGCGTGTACACAAGTGGCTTGAACTACAGCTACGCAAGGAAGGTTTCTCGAAGGAGTGTATTGATCTTGAACACAACGTAGGTTGGGCCGTGACTGAGCAAGAACGTAACGGCTTCAAGCTAGACACACCCTTCGCTGAGAAGTTGATGATGGATCTTATGTTTGAGATGAACAACATCGAAGCAGAGTTACAAGCTATCTTCCCACCTATTGTTGAAGAACGTATCTCTGAGAAGACAGGTAAGCGTCTGAAGGACAAGGTGACTGTGTTCAATCCCGGCTCACGTAAGCAAATTGCAGAGCGACTACAGGGTCTTGGTGTTAAGTTTGACAAGAAGACTGAGAAGGGTAACATCATCGTTGACGAGAAGGTGTTGGACAGTATAGACCTTCCTGAAGCTAAAGCAGTTGCACGTTACATGATGTTGCAGAAGCGAGTAGCTCAGATAGATTCATGGTTGAAAGCTGTCAAGGACGATGGTAGAGTACATGGCAGAGTCATTACCAACGGAGCTGTGACAGGACGTATGACACATCTATCACCTAACATGGCACAAGTACCAGCAGTGTCTGCACCGTTCGGTACTGAGTGCCGCTCATGTTGGACAGTGGATGAAGGTAACAAGTTGGTTGGTATAGACGCCAGCGGTTTAGAGTTACGTATGTTGGCTCACTACATGGACGACGAGAACTATACTAATGAACTACTCAATGGCGATATTCATACAGCTAATCAACGAGCAGCTAAACTTGAGAGCCGCCCTCTTGCGAAAACATTCATTTATGCGTTTCTGTATGGAGCCGGAGATGCTAAGATCGGAGCTATCGTTGGAGGAAATAGCGTTACTGGACGCAGACTTAAAGAAACATTTCTTTCTAACACGCCGTCTCTTGAAAGAGTTAGAAGAGATACTCACGGACAGGCTGCATCAGGCATCCTTACTGGACTCGACGGACGAAAGCTCAGAGTCAGATCAGAACACGCCGCACTGAATACATTACTACAAGGTGCTGGGGCTATCGTTATGAAGCAAGCCTTGGTACACTTGTCAGATAAACTACGCAACATACCACATAGATTTGTAGCAAACGTACACGATGAATGGCAGATAGAAACACCTGCCCACTACGCTGACACAGTCGGACGTATGGGTGTACGTGCAATCAGAATCGCCGGTGAGACACTCAGCCTACGGTGTCCCTTAGACGGCGAGTATAGAGTAGGTAACAATTGGGCAGAGACACATTAAGGAGAAACTTATGTCTGCAAACAAACTACCACCCATCACTGTACGCGGTACCGTCTACTGGTGTGAGCGTAACAAGCTCAACAAGTACAGTAACAAGTATCAAGTACAACTTGGTAACCTCAGCGATAAAGCTGTTGAGGCCATCGAAGAGATGGGTATTGCACCTAGCAACAAGGGCGATGACCGTGGCTTCTTTATCACCATGAAGAGCAACAACCCTATGCGTCTAACAGATGAGAACGGTGTTGAGATTCCTGAAGATGTTCTTATCGCTAACGGATCTGAAGCTATCGCTGTTGTAGGATACTATGACTGGTCTGTTGGTACAGGACGTTCACCATCCATGATCAAGATGAAGGTTACTAACCTGATCGAATACGCTGACAACTCAGTCTCTGAAGCGGAAGCGTTGTGATCCTGATTGACGGTGACATTGTGGCTTATCGTTGTGCATTCAAGTGCGACGATGAGTCAGTCAAGACTGCCTGTTATACTACGGGCAGTTTCTTGTCTGATCTGGTAAGCGATCTATACACCATGATAGACGGCGAACCAGACTACCGTGTCTACCTAACAGGCAAGGGTAACTTTCGTAACGACGTGGCTGTGACTGCGCCTTACAAAGGTAACCGTAAGGACGTAGAAAAACCTGCACACCTTGAAGCTATACGTAAGTACCTGATCGAAGACTGGAAAGCTGTTGTATCAGAAGATGAGGAAGCTGATGACTTGATTGCTATCGACGCTACCACCATCCCTGACAGCATCATCGTCAGTCTTGATAAGGACTTTAAACAAGTACCGTGCAGACATTACAACTTTAACAAGCGTGAACTGTCTTCTGTTACTGAAGAGGAAGGACTGTTATTCTTTTATCGTCAGATCATCATGGGCGATAGAGCTGATAACATCATGGGTGTACACGGCATCGGTGAGAAAAAGTCTCAGAAGATCCTTGAAGGTTTGTCAGAGATAGAGATGTTCAACAAGTGCGTTGAGTTATTGGAGACAGAAGAGCGTGTCATCGAGAACGCTAGGCTGCTTTGGCTACGTCGTGAACCTAATCAGATATGGGAAAGACCAAGTGAAGAGAACGAAGCGTAACATACCTAAAGGGTACGATAGCTGGTTCGAGTATGACCTTCACCAGAAGTTCAGACGATGCGAGTACCATGTTGGTAAGTTAACATATACCCAAGTCAAGACGTACGAGCCTGACTTTGTATATTACAGTATACATTCTACTATATATATTGAAGCTAAAGGGAGGTTCCGTGACCGCGCAGAGGCGAGGAAATATGTTGACATTAACAGCAGCCTTGGGGAGAAGGAGGAGCTGGTCTTTGTCTTCCAGAACCCAAGAACTGCAATGCCCGGAGCAAGACGTAGAGCTGACGGGACACGATACACCATGCAAGAATGGGCAGAGAAGCAAGGTTTCGCATGGTACACACCAGAAACCTGTCCTGTCGGATGGAGTAAAAAGCAATGACGAGACACCTAGTAATACCTGATACGCAAGTCAAGCCCGGTAATAGTGTTGATCATTTGTACTGGGCTGGTAAGTATGCAGCCGCAACAAAGCCTGACGTTATCATTCATCTGGGGGATCACTGGGACATGGAAAGTCTCAGTAGCTATGACGTAGGTAAAAAGTCCTTTGAAGGACGGCGGTACACACGAGACATACAAGCAGGACAGAACGCTATGGAGCATTTCCTAGCGCCTATCGAAGCAGAGAAGGAACGCTTGCGTAGTAACAAGAAGAAGACATGGACACCACGGATGGTATTCTTGTTAGGTAACCACGAACAGCGGATCGAACGTGCTATTGAATCTGATCCAAAACTAGAAGGACTTATGAGCTATGATCATTTCTTATTGGAAGAAGCAGGATGGGAGGTTATCCCTTTTCTACAACCAATCATCATTGATGGCATCGCGTACTGTCACTACTTCACGAGCGGAGTCATGGGCAGACCAGTCACCTGTGCAAAACTCATGTTGCAAAAGAAGTTCATGTCGTGCATCATGGGACACGTCCAAGACAGAGACATAGCCTACGCACGTAAGGCAGACGGTAGTAACATCACTGGATTGTTTGCTGGTATATATTACAACCACAGTGAAGGCTACTTAAACCCTCAAACGAACGGTAGCTGGTCTGGAATATGGATGCTAAACGAGGTAGACAACGGTTCCTTTGATGAGCTACCTATTAGCATGAGTTATCTTAAAAGGAAGTATGGATGAGTATTGACAATGCAACACCTAAACAGTGGGACGATGCCCGCAAAAGACAAGTGGGCGGACACCATTACGCACGTTATAACATTCAACCTATCGATTTTATTATTGACAATAACCTTGATTGGTGTGAGGCTAACGTAGTAAAGTACATAACCCGATGGCGTGACAAGAACGGTGTCGAGGATCTACGTAAAGCCATGCACTACATTCAATTACTGCTAGACAGAGAGGTGCAATCTTAATGGACGCATATCAACAATACATTCACAAGTCACGCTACGCACGTTACCTACCAGAGGAGCAGCGCCGTGAGACTTGGGAAGAAACAATTGACCGTTACTTAAACTTCTGGATTGAGAAGGGTAAGCTAACACTAGAACAAGCTAACGGTATCTTTGCAGACATTCATGACATGGGTGTTATGCCTAGCATGAGAGCGTTGATGACTGCTGGTGACGCTCTTGACCGTGACAACGTAGCTGGCTTCAACTGTAGCTACCTACCTATTGACCACCCTAAAGCGTTCGATGAGATGATGTACGTACTTATGTGCGGTACAGGTGTAGGCTACTCTGTTGAACGACAATACGTATCTAAACTACCAGAAGTAGCAGAGGAATTTCATGATACCGATTCAGTTATACACGTCGCCGACAGCAAAATTGGATGGGCTAAAGCTTACCGGGAACTTGTTAGCTTGCTCTATTCAGGTCAACTTCCAAAATGGGACGTATCTGGAGTACGACCTGCAGGGGCAACCCTTAAGACCTTCGGAGGTAGAGCATCTGGTCCAGAGCCTCTTGTCGATCTGTTCAACTTCACAGTCAGCGTCTTTCGGGAAGCTGCTGGACGTAAACTTAGCTCCATCGAATGTCATGATTTGTGCTGTAAGATTGCACAGATCGTCGTCGTCGGCGGTGTACGCAGGTCCGCTCTCATCAGTCTGTCTAACCTCACTGACGATAGACTCCGACGATGCAAGTCAGGCCAGTGGTGGCAAGATAATCCTCAACGGGGACTAGCCAACAACAGCGCATGTTATACTGAAAAGCCAGACTTTGAGGCATTCCTAAATGAGTGGAAAAGTTTATACGAGTCCCGATCAGGAGAGCGAGGTATGTTCTCTAGAGTCGCAAGTCAAAAGCAAGCTGCAAAGAACGAGCGACGAGATGCTACCTATGATTTTGGAACTAATCCATGTAGCGAGATTATCCTACGACCAAACCAGTTCTGCAATCTATCGGAAGTTGTTGTCAGGGCAACCGATACGCTCTCAGACTTGCAACGAAAAGTACGTACTGCGGCTATCCTTGGAACTTTACAGGCTACCTTGACAGACTTTCGTTACCTTCGTAAGGTATGGCAGAAGAACACTGAAGAGGAAGCGTTACTAGGCGTTAGCTTGACAGGCATCATGGATCACCCCATGTTGTCAGGGAGAGAAGATCGTGAGAAACTTAAGACGTGGCTTAATACCCTCAAGGAAGAGGCGATTAACACTAATAAGGAATGGGCTACTAAGCTTGGTATTAATATTAGCACTGCCATCACTGCTGTTAAACCTTCCGGTACTGTTAGTCAGTTGGTTGATTCTGCTTCTGGCATCCACCCTAGATACTCAGATCAATACATTAGACGAGTTAGAGCAGACTCAAGAGACCCCCTCTGCCAAGTCCTAGAAGCTGCAGGAATCCCTGTAGAGGACGATGTAATGTCACCCAGTACCAAGGTATTCAGCTTCCCTATAAAGTCTCCTGACGGAGCTGTAGTGGCCTCTGAGATGGGTGCTATGGAACAGTTAGAACTATGGGAGATTTATCAGGACTACTGGTGCGAACACAAACCGTCAATGACTTGTTACTATCGTGACGATGAGTTTCTTGAGGTAGGTCAGTGGTTGTATAACAAGTTCGACAAGATCAGTGGTATATCATTCTTGCCTTACTCAGAGCATACCTATCAACAAGCACCTTATGAGCCTATTGACTTAGAGACTTATGATAAGTTGAAGGAAGAGTTTCCAGAGACGATTGAGTGGAACATCTCTGAAAACTCTGACATGACTGAAGGGTCACAGACGCTAGCCTGTACTGGTAACAACTGCGAGATTTAATCTAAGCGTTCGTTGAACTTTTCAGCACCGCCACCGAACCAGTTATAAACAATTGGACCTACAAGCGGGACTGCCTTCAAAGTTGTTTCAATATTTGGATCTTCTTTGGGCAGTTCCGTTCCTAACTTAAAAGCAGCATCAATAACAGGAGTAGCAGGAGCAAAAGTATTAAACAACGCTCCTTTCATGTCACCTCTAGATAGGTATCTTTCAGACACATATTGATTGATACCAAAACCGCCAAGTAAAGCCCACAAAGATCTGCTAGGAAGGTCTTCAGGTCTAACGTCTCTTCCTAGTAATAAGTCTTTTGTTACACCTACGCCTGTATTAGCAGCAGTAAAGTATCCAGCAAGTAACGCTGCGTTTTTAACAGCCTTCATCTTATTTCCTTGCTTGTACTCTTTAACGATATTGTTTCTAACAACGTCGTAAAGTTTTAGAGTAAAAGATTTAAGCATGTAAAATACACGACCGTTGGGGCTGGTTAAGTACGCTTCAGGCATTTCACTTAGCGTTATAGGCTGCACACCAGATAGCTCGTTAAACAAGTAGAACTTAACATTATCTGACATGACCTTAGAGTTAAGATCGTCTACAAGAGACTCAAACTCATCTCCAAAGACATTACCCCAGTTCTTACGTAACTCTTGTTGACCCTTCTCTGTACGCGCTAACGCTCTAGCTCTTTTCAAAGAGGCATTGATAAACGTTTCTTTTGTAAGCCTGTCCACTCTTTTAAACCCAGATGCTTTTAACAAACTATTTAAAGCTCTTGACGATACTCTAGCTTCTGAAAGTTCTTTTGAGATTACATCATCTAAACCAATGTCAATAAGCTTCGCTTCTTTAGCTCCGAACATAGATCTAAAAGTAGGACCAAGACCCTTCAAGGCAGACGTAATACCTAAATCACCAAGCTGAGTCAAAGCAGAGATTGGGTTAGCAATCGTACCCATGTAGCCTAAGTCTCTAACACCGCCCAACACACCACCAGTAGCTGTTTCACCGCCTACAAAGCGAGCCTGCAACAAGTCCCTAAGTTCATCTTGTTTTTCAGAAGGTATGTTACCTGCATCTAATTCGTCAGCAATAAAACGACCTATTGATGAATCGGTGTTGAATCTACCTGCCATGTCTTCGTTAACTGACCTGCCAAAAAACTTACGTCTTTCAATATCGTTAACAGCACCACGTAGATAAGACTGTATTGATTCTTCAGGAGTTGCGTAGTACTTCATGTGCTCAGGAGAAACTTGTTCAATCGTTCGCGGCTTTAAGAATCTAGGCTTACCCCCATCTGTTGTCTGCTTGTAACCACGCATAACAAGATCCACAACTTCTGCTCGCTCTTCAGGAGGAACTTCAGCAACACTTGAGAATCCTTTTGTTTGTGCATACTTCTGCAGTGCTTTCTCAACAGAAGACTTTTTCTTTGTGCCTAAAGACTCTAACAATCCTTCAAGATCGTTTACCTTTCTAGGAAAGTAGTTATCAAGCTTGGTTAAAGAATGACCAGACTCTACCAACTCATTAGCTGTAGATTCTAGTAGCCCCTTTACAGCAGAAAACTGAGGTAACAACTCCGGGTTAGATACTCTCATCAATCCTTCAGCAGCATCAAAGTTACCGTTAAACAATGTTCGTGCAATGCGCTGTTTAAACTTAGGGTCTGTTTTGCCTAGCATTTCGATGAAAGGCTTCACAGCGTTTAGTTTGTTTTGTGTGTTAACGTGTATGTTGTACTCAAACTTACGGAGTCTACCAAACACAGGCTCTGATATGTTACGAACACGTGTAGACAACGTGCCTAAATACTTATCTAAACCTTTACTTATAGTACGTGTTACTGCGCTGTCTCTAGTAATCGCTTGATTAGCCGCTATTTCTGCTGCATCTGCAAAGGCAGGTACGGTTAGTTTCTTACCTAACTTTGACTGAGCCGAAGCTAGCTTAACCATATCTACGCCAGCCTCTTCAAGAACTTTAGGCATGTCTTTAACCACATAACCTTGAGCGGCTTTTTCGTTGATTACTTTTTGAGCATTGTTAAATGCCTTGTTAGCAACCTTATCTTGTACTATGTTAGCAACTGTCCTAGCGCCTGCTATAGTAACAGGAACACCTACAGCACTAACGGCTCCAGTAAGAGCTGCTTCTTTAACATCAATCGGTTTGTTTTCAGCAACGTCTTCAAGAACTTCATACGTAGCGCCAAGACCACCAGAAGTTGCCGCTATTGCTTTGTAACCTCGACCTACAGGAATCAACGCAGCAGCCGGGTCAGCAACAGCCTTAGCAACTTGTCCTAATGTAGCAGCCATGCCTTCAGCGTCTTCTCTAAAGTCTTCGCCGTAGTCTATGCCTAACTGTTCTTCACGACGTTGCATGATAATTTCACGACGCTGTTCAGGAGTGGCTTCCATAAACTCTTCACCGTAACGCTCTGTTGGTGATAAGTATTGAAAACCCTCAGAAAAGTCAAAGCTAATAGCACCTAATGGAAACTTAGATTCTAGTATGTCGCCAGCGTATGTAGTAAGGTTGCCTTCTTTATCAAAGGCATACATAAACTGCTCTCTAGCAGAAGCATTTTGCTCATCTTCAATAGCAGGTTTACCAAACTCTTGACGAGCATACGCAAGAATCTCTTCATCCGTAGCTGTTTCTGGATGGTTTACTTCGTATTCTGCCCCATCTGGTGATGTAACAACAGTTACTGGCATAATTAGCCTCTCTTTGTAATAGACCACTCACCTTGCCCAACAGGGGATGCCTGTTCAACAGGAGATGTTTGTTCAGGACGACCGTATTCACTAAAGGCTTGCGTTAATGCTTGCAACTTACTTAGACTTGGGTTGCTTGTTCTTATTCTTTCAGCCTCGTCAAAAACAACACGCTGCTGATAGTCTATCGTATTAGTTCCCCAAAGCCGTCCCGGTTCTGTTGGAAGTAACTGCTTCAATTCCTCTTTGTTTTCTTTTAACAAATCCTTGTAGACTTTTTCTTCAGCTTTAGTTAGACTGTAATCTTTAGGCTCTTCAGGCTTATCTTCTTTTTCATAGTCATTTAAAAACGTATACGCACGGCTAATAGCATCTCGTGAGTCATTTTCAGTAATGTCTTCTAAAACCATCTTAGCATTTTCGTCAGTCTGAGCTAACTCGCCAAGTTTCTTTGACATTTCAGGAGGTATTTTATTTTTACGTTCTTTTGAAACAAGACCAAAAATTATATCAGCGCCTTTAGAAGGAGTGAGAATATTATCCTTAACAAGAGCCGCTACTTCAGGCTGTTCTAACTGCTGCAGTCTAGATACAATACCAGCAGATCTTGTTTGTTCAGCACTACGTTTGTCTTGAAACTCTTTAGCTTTTGCAGCAGCTTGTGCAAAACGAATAGATTCATTTATCTTTCCTGCTTGTCTTAACATCTGAGCAGCTCTAGATAAAGCAACAGGATCGTTTTCTTGAATCCCTTTATTGCCTGAAGCAATGGCTTGATCTATAGTCATTTTTTGTTGTTGTACTTGTTTTTGCTGCTGAAGCTGCGCAGGAAGTTGTGCCGCCTGCTGTGACGCAGTAAACAATCCCTGTTGATAGGAAGGCTGTAACAGACCCTGTAAGAATGCTTGTGAAAACTTAGCCATTACTAACCTCCTTGATTAAATAAACCGCCAAACTGCCTTACCATATCACCTACAAGCGATGCGGTTGGCGATGTTTGCTGTGGCGTAAATGCACCACTTAACAAGCCTGTTCCCATTTGACCTAGCAAGTTTGCCCGTGCTTGTTCTGCAATCAGTCTTGCTTCTAATCCAGACATAGCCGCTTCGCCAAACAACCCAGCACCTTGTAGCTGTGCTTGCTGTTGTAGCGCCGCCAACTGCTGTGAAGGCTGAGTAGCCGCAAGAAGTTGTTGTTGTGGTACGTAACCAGCGCCAAGGAACTGCTGACCAAGAGCTGCTTGCTGAACTTGTTCTTGACGTGCCTGCTGTGCCGCACCAAGTCTTGCTTGCGCCATAGCCTGTTGTTGCGCTCGCTCCATAGCTAACTGCTCAGGTGTACCACCGAACTGTGCTGTTTTAACACCAAGCCTACCCTGAGCCGCTAAACGCTCCTCTAAACCAAGACGAGCCGCTCGCTCATCAGCCATAGTAGCATCTCTAATTTGTCCGTACAGCTCTTCTTCGCGAACAGAAGGATCTTGCGTAGCGCCTGTAAAGAACCCGCTAGCGCCGCTCATCAGGTTTCTTTGCATTGCTAGCTCGTTAGGAGATAGACCCATGGTTGTTGTAACCGCTCCAGTAATAGGATCAACCTTAGTACCGAAGCCAGCACCAGTGGCTGTTGTTACTGTAAACGGTTTAAACTGAGTTTGCTCTAGCTGGGTTTGTGCAAGGTCTAAAGCTCCCGGAATTTTTACGCCGTCTTTAGTAAACCCTAATAAAGCCTCTTGCCCTATATCGCTTAACCGCCCATAAGCCTCGCCAGTAAGAAGGCCGCCAAGAATGCCGGGGAGCAAAACACCGGGCTGGGTTGCATAGTCAGCAAGGCCCCCTAAAAAATCAAAGAAGCCGTTACCGCCACCTCCAGCCATACCCATGATTGCATCTGTGTCGATAATATCGTCATCCATTAGTATGTACCTCCATCAATAGTTCCTGTAGACAGCGTACCTGTAAAAGTCAATGCAGGAATTGTTACTGTGCCTGTAAAAGTCGGTGACTCTGTGTTTGCTTTTGTAGCGATAGCTGTAGATATAGCGTCAAATTCTGTTTCAAACTCAGCGCCTTTAATGATTTTACCGCTGTCACCGGAAGGTAGACTGTCTTTAGCGGCAAAGTCAGTGGTCTTCGTATAGTTACTCATAGTACTTTACCCATTAGTGCTAATACGTTAATCTCTTGGAGAGACAAACCCGAACCGTCTATGTCTGCTTCCAACCCTATTGTTATAACTCCACCGCCTCCGGTAGTGTTTATTCCACGTCGTGACGTTAAATCACCACCTGTAAATTCTGCTGTACTATTGTACTCGTCTTCGTTAAAGTAACCTGTTACTTGGTTGCCAACAGTAAACTCTGAAGTTTGAAAAAACGTACCAAAGTCATACGCCCATTTAAGAAACATAATGGCACTGTTAGCACCTACAATAGTAGGGCGTAGTTTTTTAAGTATCTTAAGACGTGAAGGATCACCAAAGGTTAGACCGGGACTGTAGTACTTAAAGCGATACTTCTCCCCGTTGTCTCTATATCCTGAGTAGCTGCCTATACCTTCATCGTTACCAATTAATAAAGTCCCATCGTTTTTTCTACCGTAAGCTGTAAAGCCTGTACCGGGCCAACGTGTTACACGATACGCACCATTCTCTAGTGTTCCTCGAACGTCAAAACAGTAAGTTGTGTCTTGAGCTGTAAAAGTCAACAGGTAAAAACCTTCTTCTGGGCTATACACTGAACGATAAAACTCAGTCTCATTTTGAAGCAATCCAATAATGTCTTTTGTAATTGTGTTAGAAAGACTTGTAATAGGCATTGACTTTTCTTGTATTGTTCTACCAAAACTTTTTAGTCCAGTATGTGACAAGAACAACACGTCAGTACCTGTATATTGTACAGTATCTCTGTCAACACAGCCTACCCCTGATACTGTATCTGCTAACGCCATTGTTGCTGGTGCTTCAGCTCCTTGGTACACAACAATGCTGTGCTTACCAAAAATAATTAATAGTCCGTTGTGTGCAGCCAACGCAACAATCTCGTCGTAGCCATCAGGCCATACCTTAGCTAAGTTAATAGATCCGCTAGTACCGCCTGACCAATCATGACCTATTAATAAATCAGACCAGTAAACAGTAGACTTATCATTGTTTATATCAGCTACCCAAAGCCGTCCATAAGCCGCTAGAACTTCGTTACCATATATAGCACTGGTTACACCAGCAGCACCAGAAACGCTGCTCAGAGTCACTACAGCGCCTCCTACAGCATCATAAACAAGTGGTTCGTTACTTCGCTGAAAGAAATAAATCTTGTCATTGAAGTTAACCATCTTCCAGTTGTCTTGAGTAATTGTATAACTGCCGGGAGTTTCATCAGCTAACGTAGTTGTGCCGCTAAGTATCTTGTTGTTACCTACAGAAAATACTTTGGTGTTACCAGCGTTATCTTCAAACTCCTTGATTGCTCTAATCTTTGCAGTACCTAACTCAGTCTTGTTTGTTGTGATAACACTGTAACCTTTACGAGACGCAATACGTCCACGCTTGTCAATAACTGCATTGTCAGCAACATCAGCAAACGACGGATCTTGTGCCAGCGGAGAATCTTCTGTGTTGATTCCTTTAAAGGCAGGAGCTACAAGATTAATGCTTTGTAATTGTTGAGCCATAGCTACCTCACGGCGTGTAGAAGATTACTTCTTCTGGGTGCTTTTGGGCGTCTAAAGCAATAGCGTCAGACAAGTATTTATCAGCAATAGAAAAGTATTCAGGAGCAGACGTACCACCTGTTTCACCACGTTCACGCGCTAAAAAAGCAATAGCTAAGTGCATTACAGGCATAGCAGGTACTAACAAATCATCAGTATCAGCAGACAAATCAGCACTACGTTGCACACAGTTAAACCTAAGCGTGTACACACCATCGGGCTTTGGATAAACATCAATCTGAGTATCACCAGCACTGTTAACACCGTTGTAAGTAAAAAACTTAGGCGGCCCTTTAATTATATCTTCTATTAAATACTGCTTATCAAAAAACTTAGCAGGACGATACTCCATAATTAAATTAGATGTGTCGTTAATAACATTCAGTTCTTTAATTCTGTTTTGACTACCTGTTAATACATAATTAAAAATGTCATCAGTAGTAGTAATTGTTAAAGTAGTACGCAACGCAGACCAATCCCAAGCATCTTCTACAATACGCTTTGCGTCATTAACAAAGTCTCCTGCCATTTTAGAATATGTGTTGCTTTGGACAGACGTTACTTCTTCTTCACGAAGACGACGAAGTACGTTATTAACTAAATTTAAATATGTCATACAAGCATTCCCGGTTTTTTACCGCCCATTCCCATAGTTAAAAGCCTATCAACTTCTTTGTTGTAGTCTACTTTTTGTTGTGGCAAAGCCTCAACCATGCCCGGCGCATAGTCTAATTTTTCTAAATAACCTTTATATGGTTGTGCGCTAGGTCTAGCAGGAGCGCCACCGCCAAGACCACCTGCACCAATTGCAGCAAGCAACCCAGTGCTAGACATAATAATATCTTCTAGCCTTTGGCTTTCTTCACCAACGCCTGTTAGTATGTCTTCTTGCCCTCTAAGAAGATCTTCCTGTCCTTCTCCTAGTCCCGTGATGGCATTCAACATAACGTCTTGACGCTCAAGAACACCATCTTCGCCTGTTATGGCATCAAAGCCTGTAGCTAGACTGTTTGTTATAGACAGGAACGCCTCGTCCATACTTGCATTTGTTGGGACATTTTCTAGCGAGGCATTAAGAGCTAACGTCAATTCGTTTTGAGTTAACGTGTCAGGCATTAAAGCCGCTATTTGATTTAGCTGACTTTCAGTAAAGTTAAACTCTGTTAATGCTGTGCGTACGCCTTCATCTGTAGCAAAGTTTAAACCTGAGATAGCATCAGTAATTGTGGTGGTTGCTGTTTCTAATCCTTCGAAGGTAGCAACGCCCGTTAAGGCCGTGTCAATCAAAGTGCCAATATCAGTAAGCTCTAAGCCCGCTGGCATAGCACTAACAATTTGATTTATCTGAGCTTCACTAAAAGCGTAGTTAGATAGAATGTCTCTAACATTATCTGGCGTAGCAAATCCAAGATTGCTTAACGATAGATTGATTGCATTTACAGCATCGGTAACATTTGTTGCTGTTGCAAGACCTGCATCTGTAAATAACTGACTAATTTCTTCGCCTGACAAATTCGCAGGTATGTCGATCGCACCAGATATTTGATCAAGCTGTGCATCAGTAAACGCAAACTCTGACAGGGCTGTACGTACAGTCGTATCAACGTCAAGATTACTAATTGCGTCTGTAATTGTAGTTACTGCATCAGTAACATTTGTTGCTGTAGAAAGGTCTGCGTCTGCAAACAACTGAGTAATGTCTTCGCCTGACAAGCCAGCAGGTATGTCTATTGCGCCCGCTATCTGGTCTAACTGTGCATCAGTAAATCCAAACTCTGATAACGCGGTACGTACAGTTTGATCAACGCTTACAGCGCCTTCGCCTATTAAGCCTATAGCGACCAACTCACTGCGTAAGTTAGCAAGGTCTGTTGCTGTAGCTACATCTGCTCCTTCGCCTATTAAACCTGCGGCAACAAGATCATCACGAAGACTGCTAATGTCGCCAGTAGTGGCAAAGATTGTGTCTTCACCTAGCAAGCCAGACTCAGTTAAAGCAGTAACTAGGTTGTCTAAATCTGCTTGAGACGCAACAGTTACGTCTTCGCCAATAACACCAGAAGCAATTAGTTCATCTCGTAAGCTAGAAAGGTCTTCTGAAGTTGCCAGTAATGCAGCGCCTTCTTCGTCTATTACGCCTGCTTGTTGTAGTGTTGTTACAAACTGGTCTGTAAGATCCTGCTCAATAACGTTTCCGTCAGCGTCAACAATTCCTGCATTCTGCAAGGTAAGTAAAACACTATCGCTTACGTCTAGGTTTAGTTGTCCATTAGCGTCAACAACCCCAAGAGCTTGCAGGGCAGAAGTAACTCCACCCTCTACATCAACAGCTTCTTGACGAATCACGTTACCTTCTTCGTCTAAAATGCCAGCGGTAGTTAAAGCTGCAAGAACTTCGGTTTGAATGTCAGGAATTGCTTGTTGAATAAACTGACCGTCTTCATTAAGAATGCCGACATTTGTTAGGGCAGTAATAATCGACCCCTGAAGGTCAGGTCTAATAACATTGCCTTCAGCATCAATAATACCGGAGTCAATAAGAACTTGAGTAACACCTGTTGCAATGTCTGCTGTTGTTGCTAAAGAAGCATTGCCAATAATGTCAGCAAACAAACCACGTATAAAGGACTGTTCTTCTTCTGTAAAACCTACAGTTTCGTCAGCGTCTTCTCCAGTTGTATCTTCGTCATCTTCGCCCGTTGTTGTTGTATCATCATCATTATCATCAGGATCAGGATCGGGGTCAGGATCGGGATCAGGGTCAGGATCAGGGTCAGGATCAGGGTCGGGGTCAGTAACAATAGGCGCTTGCCTAGTAGGGGTTGGGTCAAAAAACTCATTAATAAAAAAGTCGTACTGAGACTCGTCATCCATTAGCTCAAAGTCTCCGGGCATAATACCCCCTTCCTCTTCAAACCGCTTTACTAGCTCTTTAATAGGATACTGATATATATCTTCTGTAAGCGCATAAAAAGAGTACTCATCTAGCAGTGACTGATACGTGCCAGACTCTAATGTTTCTAATCCCGTCTCTTCTAGGTCTGCTCTTGAGTAAAGGCCATCTACATCAAACTCTAACTCTGCATCTTCTTCTAGTTGAAAGTATTCGTTTGATTCGCTGTTAACAAAGTAGTTATCACCCCTGTGAGTAAACATAAGGGCCGGGTCTTGTTCTGGTGTTTCTTGAGTAAGTGGCAGTTGTTCTTCTGTTGCCGTACCTGAATTTACTAAAACATTCCGAGCGGCACCATAAACAGCACTTCCTACGTTTTCTGCAAGAATGCCGCCTAACCAATCAGGTATTCCTGAAGGAAAACTTCCAGCTAAAATACCACCAATAATTGTACCTGCTTGAGTAGGATCTGCTACCGCTCCTTGGATTTGACCAAGAATTTTGTTTATTTGTCCTTCTACTTCACTAACAAGTTCTCCGCCAGCACCAACAATAATAGAGCCAATGTCGTTTAGTATTTCGCCAATATCGCCTTCTTCAATAGCACCAGTAATATCTGTTTCAGAAATAATATTACTAATGTTTTCTATAGCTTTACCGACTGAAGGTAAAAAGATTACACCAGCAGTAGGCATCCAGTTAGGTAGCGATATTCCGGGAATGTAAGGAATTACAGCATCTAGAATGCCGCCTTCACCAAAAACTTGACCACCAGCATCTAAAATATCTTTTGTTTTAACAGTAACGCCAGCGCCGCCTCGCAAGACAACTTGGTTATTACCGACTGTTGCAATAGGTGTAGTAGGGGTAGCACCAGCAAATGTTAATGCACCGTTTTCTACGTACTCGCTTGTTTTTGTTCCTGTAGGTGCGGGTATGTTTGCAAGTTCTGCTGGATTAGTTTCTAGGGTTTCAATAATTCTATCTGCTTCTGCAATAGAAACAGTTTGATCCCACCATTCAGTAACACCGTCTACGTCACTAAGAAAATCAATTTCAAAAGCAACAAGATCGTCAACAGTTGCTTTACCGTTTGCATAGTCGTTAAATAAACGAGTTAATGCTTGCGCTTCTTGACCACGGTAAACCCTGTCCATGTCGTCTGAATCTTGATCTTCGTAATAAACACGCAAGTAATTATTAAGAAGCTCCATCCACTGGTCGGGACTAAACTCACTATTTTTAAACCAACCACGTTCAGCCATAATTATTTCTTCCAGTTAGCCAGACCACGTAGGCCAAACGATGCTGCCACAGCAGCGCCTAGAAAACCTTTGTACCACTCAGGCATAGAATTTAACGCAGCAAACCCGTCCATTACTACAGGAACCATAGACGGAAAGAATGCAAGTACACACGGGACTGAAAACAAAATAGTAAACCATTCGTCTTTCCATGAGTTGGCTGCGTTGTTTGCATGGATGTTTTCCCAGTTACCGTCCTGCTGTATAGCTACCATCTTAGCTTCATGAACAGCCTTTTTCTCTTCAGACTTACGTTGAAGGTGTCCACCAACAAGATTAACAATAGGGCCAATCAAAGCCTGTATCATCTAGCAAACTCCAAGATAGCAATAGCCATAGTCACGATAATAGCAATAGAGGCAAAGCCACCTGTCATCATCTTCTCTAGTTTGTCAAAGCGTTGATTGTGTGCGTCCAGTTGCATCTGAATCATTTCATAACGAATACTACACTCACGCTCATGAGCTTCTAACCGACTTAATGCTTGCTCTAGATCTGACATGACTATTCCTTACCGCTTTGGTGATCTACAGTCACCTGTGCATTCAGTTTACCTATCTCTACTTCTACTTTATTTAACTGCCTACGTAACTCGTGTATCTCTATGTTGCGTTCTTCCAGAGCCATAATCTTAGCGTTCTGTATAAGATCATCTGGTAACGCACCACGTAGACCTAGAGGCCACTCACGAACAAACGCAGAGTTTTCCAGTATGTTCATGTTCTGTATTTCCTGACCGTGTTCAATAGAGATGATACGAGTGTCAAGAGTTACGTAAGCAGTAGTAGCCATAACGATGCCAGCACCAAGAGCAACTAAGTTCCTTAGCGGTATAGCTACTCTGGTGTTGTCATCAATCTCAGGCATTACCAAGGCATACCATCAGCAGACACAGGGTTCTTCTGTGCTTCGATGTTGGCTGTTAGTGCCGCCTCAGTAGCGTCCTGATCGACTGACTCGTGTACCCATGCCAGTACAGCAGACTCAG